CTAGGGACCTTGCGGTGAATTAAATATCTGATCTATATATGTCGCATGATCGCGTACGAAGGAGGCGCGCAGATGATCGTAATCGTAATACCTGAAATGTCCATCGCTTGAAATTGGGCAAACACGTTCGTCGCACAGATAGTCGATTGGATTGATCACCTGCGCACCGACCCTCTCAGCCATAACCTGAACTAGACTGCTGAACTCTGCATTTACTTTTTCGATGTCCGATCGCTTCGGATCACCAGAAATTATCGGCGCGCCGAGCAGGCGATGCCACCCGGTCGGTAACATAGTTTCGGGATCGTACACCGAAGAAGTCGGTGTTTCTAAAATTACGAAGACCTTTTTGCCGGCTTTGATAAGGTCAGAGATCAGACTCGCGAAATTAGCGAGAGCCTGCTCCCTAGCGATCTGGGACCCTTCCAGACGTGCTTTCGATTTGTCGCTGCGAAGATAAAATTCCGCCTCCTTGAAATCCGCGGTCCAGAGTGATGCAAATGCCACTGTTTTGATCGCCTCATTATTGAGAGCCGCAATCATTTTGTCGACGAAAGCGGCGCAAGCCCGATTCCTATCGTGCGCGATATCGGGTACTGGTAGGCAGCCACCGGCCAAATAAAACTTGATTCGGTTGCGGTTTAAATCGATTGCGCGCTGCTTGATAAGCTGTCGAACTCTGGGAATGTATTGGCCCATCGTGCTGTCGCCGATTAGAAGCGTTTCCGGCGCATCAGGATTTCCTAATGTTAATCCGTCCGCGTGCTCATAATCTTGAGCTGCCGCTACAAGGTCCTCGACTTGTGGATTGCGAAACGAAAAACCGCCATTTGCATAGGTGACGAAGCCTGCTGTGCCGATAACCGACATTACAACGAACAATAGAAAAGCTTTGAATTGCGCCGATTTGCCGAAACGTAACGGTCTTTCCAAAAGGAAATAGGTCAGCCACGCCAACACTAAGCTAAGTAAGAATGCAAGCACCGCGGCGCTCGGAGACGGCGCCATACCGTTGACAATTTGGATGAAAGACAAAAGCGGCCAGTGCCAGAGATAGAGCGGATAACTGATTAAGCCGATTGCAACCAAGCCACGGCTCGCCAGGAGCTTCTTATTAATCCAGGCGTTTGGGCCTGCAGCGATCATTAGGTAGGTCCCAACGACCGGCAGCAACGCCCACCAACCCGGAAACTTATTTGTCTCGTCGGCCGCCAATACGGTCGCAACGATGAGCAACAGCCCGATTGCAGCCGCGATATTGCGCGTTATTGATTCCGGCGCAACGCCGGCACCAATTATTTGAAGAGCAGGCCGCGGCAGCTTGCGAAAGATCCTAGCCAGATCTTCCCAATAGAGCGATAGATAGGCGAGTACGGCACCTGCCATCAATTCCCAGAATCGCGTGAGCGGCGAGTAAAAATCCGCTGCCGGATCTGAAGAGAGCACGTTGAAAGTAAAGCTAAAGGTGAGCAGCAGCAGCAGGAGCGCCAACGTTGCCGCCTTGCGCTTGCAGACCAGATACAACAATAACGGCCAGACGATGTAAAATTGCTCCTCAATTCCCAACGACCATATGTGCAATAACGGCTTTGTCGCCGCAGCTTTGTCGAAATAACCGGCCTCGTTCCACAGCACGAAGTTGGAAACAAACGCCGCGCTGCCGGCAACGTGCTTGCCGAGCGCCTTGTATTCGAACGAAAACAGCACCAACCAGCCCGCCACCATGCAGGCCAGCAACACCACAATCAGGGCCGGAAAAATTCGCCTGATTCGCCGAAAGTAGAATTGCGAGAAGCGGAATGAACCCCGGTCCATCCCAGTGAGCAAAATAGTGCTGATGAGGTATCCGGAGATGACGAAAAACACATCGACACCAACAAACCCCCCGGGAATCCAGGCGGGAAAAGCGTGGAAGGCGATTACCGCCAAGACGGCGACGGCACGCAGGCCGTCTATGTCCGGCCGATAGCCGATTTGGTTGGCCGGACTGGCCCGATCAAGCGCTCCAGATGTCGGCAAGACCGCCATAAGCGACGCTGTCATTGGCAGCTTTTCCGGTTCTGCAAATTCATTATCTCGGCCATACCATAATTTCGCCCGCGTTGGGTTTTTGCTTGTTGTCAGAGTGCCGGCTTGGTTGTGCCACGCTTAATCCCTGGCAAGAGTCGTCTAGGTTCGCTACTGTATTTGGGGGCATGGATGGATATGGCATTTTTTACAAGACGTTCAGTTCTGGGGGGCGCGACCGCACTGGTTGTCCCACCGGCTATGCGAAAAGCATCAGCCGGCGATCCTGACATCAAAGTTCTGCAAACCGTTACTGCCTCTATCAAGGGCGCTGCGCTGCCGTCAAGCACCGGTCAAATTGTTCCCCAGGCGCTAGCCGACGAAGTGATTGTGACCAATCGAAAACTGGCACCAAGTCTTGGCTACCGGCTTGATCATGATGGCTCCTTTACCGATCCCGTCAGCGGAATCACGATCCGTCAGGGCTACATACCCGCCGCTCCCGACTACATTATTCCAACATTCCCAACGTTAGAGGGTGCGCGGCCGCAGACGATAAAAGCAGGTCCATGGGATCAAGGCACGTTGAAATTATTCATTTGGGGCCAATCTCTTGCTGCAAACGCAGGATATGGTCGCTACACCGCGCGCAATACTGACAAAACGTTCGTTTACTCGCACAGCAGCTACTATCCCTGCATCGATCCAATTGTTGGGGCCGACGGCGGCGGTGGAAGCGTTTGGTCGCGGCTTGCAGATTCTATTCTGGGCCGTTCAGTCAATGATACAAGGATTACTCAGGTTGTCATTGGATGCTGCGCCCAGGCTTCCACATCGATCAATGATTGGAGTCCAGGAGGAAGTTCAGCGTCGATATTGAATCGTTCACTATCCGATTACATAACCAATGTAGGACAGCCGACGCATCTGGCGTATTCACAGGGCGAACAAGACGTGGGTATCTTAAGCACCGAGCAGTGGATAGATCGGTGGCAGGCAATGCTCGCGGGTGTCCGCGATCTCGGCTGTAAGTCTAAGATTTGGACTTCGATTGAGACCATTTGCAACATCCGAACAGCGGACGATCCTTTTGATGATAGTGTAATAAGGAGGCCTCCGGATTATTACGTTAGAACGGAGATTGGCAGACAAAGCATCCGAGCTGGCCAGAGAATGGTGGGCACACTCGGCCCCGATACTCGACCTGGGCCGAATCTTGACCTGATCGACTGGCACTTGCGCGCCAGCGGCGACGGGTGCCACTTCGGGGAGCGCGGTCTTAAGATGGCCGCGCGAGTATGGACATCCGCGCTGACGAACTGACGCCCAGATTGAAATCGCGTTGGAGCGCCATTCGATTAAAGTTCCGCCGTTGCCTGCCAGTGCCAACTGATTTTATTTCCGACAGTTCCTCCCGATGGGCTGGTTACAATTAGCCCGTAGCCCTTCGTCGTTGGCAGCGTGTTATTGACAACGGCGTCCTGCTCAGCGTCAGCATCATAGGCGTTGTTATTGTTGTTGGCCGGATTGTAAATAGTGATGGTTGGGACTGCTCTCATTTCGACAGGAAATTGATAATACGGCGCGCGCAACAAACCGCCGGCACCGAGGATCGCCTGGATGAAATACTCGCCATGATTGGCGCCGAGGGCAGCTCCCGGCGTTTGCCCATTCTGAAACGACGAACACAGATAGCGATAATTCAGCGGCGCCTCGATGCCGATCGGACGCAACTCCACTGGCGGCGGTGACATATTGATTCCGGTCGGAACGCCAGCCGTATGCCGCAAATCAAGCTCGCAAACCTGAGCTGACTTACCCGACGTCGAGAAATTGCTGCCAAGATCGATCGTGATCTGCAGCCCCTTCGCCGCGCTGCTGGCAGCAACAAAGGTATAGGCAACGCTCGTCCACGCCACGTTGGCGCACGGCTGCAGCGCCACCGCGTTGATATCGACGGTCGAGCCGCCCCAATTATCCTGCGCATTGGCATGACGCACGGTGAGCGTCGGCGTGATCGTCGCTCCAGTATTGTTGTAGATTTGCGCCTGAAACGTGACAGTCTCGGAGGTGAGCGCCGCCGCCAGATAACTCTCGATCTTCTGGCTCAGCGTGACGTCGCCCACGCCAGACGCACCCGTGATCTGCAGCGCATTGACGCTCAATTGTCGGCCGCTTGCCGGCTGCACGGTGACTGCCGCACCGAACGGCGCCACGATCCAGCCATCCGCCGTATAGGCACTCGATCCCGCCGCCACCGAGATCGCCGACGTGCCGCGCTGCCACATATCCATCGTAGCATTGCGGAATCGGTTACGCATGCCGCCCGGAAGATCATACAGCTTCGCTGCAGGCCAGCCGCCCGCGGTCGCGCCATCCTGTACCACAGCGCGGCTGTTGGTGGTGTCGACCACGACCTCGCCCGGCGCGCCGGTGAAGGCCGCGACCTGGGCCGAGGTGCCGCGGCGCAGTTGGACTTGTGTTGCCGTTGCCATGGCGGCGCCCTACCCCACGAGCCGCAGCGGCAAACCGTCGTCATTGGCCGGCTCGTCCAACGCGCCCATGATCTCTTGAAGCATTATCGTTACCGCCGAGAAAGTTATAGTGCCGGCGCCGCCGCGATAAATTTCGACATTGTATGTCTGCGTCGAGGTTGCCCCGGGATTATCAAGAAGACTGAATGTATTTGATCCGAGAATCTCGCCATTCACGTTTGCATCTCCTATTTGCAGCGCAGCCCATAGGGGCGTTGAGCCCCGGTAGATTTGCGATATCACCTGTGAAGATGTCGTCGATGACGTAAATCCGGAAACAGTCGCATTGATCGCAACGAGATTGATGGCCGATGTCGGCGTGATCGAGCTCGACCATGCAACGCCGGGCGACCCCGACGACGTCGTTCCACCGGATGGCGATGAATAGTATACGGTTTGCACAAGATCGCCGGGCTTATGCACGCCGGGCCCGAACAGCTGCACCTTGCTTGGCGTCGTATCCCAGCCGGTGCCGCTGTGCCATGTCACCTCGATATAGCCGGCAATCCTGATCGCCACGCCGGACAGGCTCGCGATGTTGGTTTGAATGATGCCCGCCGTGCCGCCGCCCTGCGTCCCTGCTCCCGTGGTCTGCAACACGTCCTCGGCGAGCGGAAAGACCTGCGTGGCGGTCGATTGATCGCTCAAGCCCACGCGAATGTCGGTGCAGGTCCCCGATGATTCCGTGCGGCAGATCAGCGTGACCCAAAGCCGGCAAACGACGCCGGTCGTGCAACCCATCGTATTGCCGCTGGTGACCTGAAACGACAGCGGCGCCGTGATTTGCCCATAGACGACGCCATTCGATCCGTTATTGAGCGTCGTCGATCTGAAATTGACCAGCACCGGATTCGTCGATGCCGGATTGTTGCCGTTCACGCCCAGCACCGTTACGGTCAGATTATTGCCGGCCACGGCCGCGGCAAGCTGCAGATTGATCGGCGCCTCATAGCCTTGCGCCGATTGCGCCAGCGCCGACGATCCGACACTGAGCCCAACGCTCGAGAGCGCCGCGCCGCTGGCGCGCTGATAGCTTTTGACCACCCAGACGCCGGAGCCCAGATAAGCGGCGATTCCGGTGTCGCCGCTTGCCGCCGCGATATTGCTGCCGCCGTTCGGCAGAATGAGATTGCCGCTCGCCACCAATGTCGGCGTGCCGCCATTGATGAAAAACGACTTCCACTGCCCGAGCGCGCAGCTCGAGCCGAAGCTCGTGATCGTGGCCGAGCCGCTGATCTGGATGTGGTTGGCCGGGTTCGAGCACAAGTCGGTGGTCGCGGCCGATGCAAGGCCGACCAAGCCGCCGCCGACCTGCGGATAAATCAGGTGGTTCGTCGGGTCGACGGCCCAAAGATTGAGCCAGGCGGCGCCGTCCCATTGCTGGACCCATCCGGTGCCGGTGTTCCACCACAGCATGCCCGTCGCCGGCGAGGCAGGCGCCGTGCCGCCTTCGAAGAGCGCGAGCGCGGCGCCGAAGCAGTTGTTGATGTCCTGCACCAAAGTGAGGCCCGACACCGTGCCCGTGGTCGGCATGACGCAGATGGCGGGCGCCGCGGACGCGGGGGCTGCCGCAACGATCGTGCCGGCGACGAAGAATGCGGCAAAGGCCGCGCGAATGCGTTCGATCATGTCAAAATCCCTCGACCGTTATGTTGACGTTGTCACGCTCGACAAACGAGCCGCCATTGGTGAAACGAATTGTCAGCTGCGACACCGATAAGCCGCTGATGGTGTATTGATCGCCCGCCGTCGGCTGCCACGACACGCTCACGTAAGGCAGATCCGCGCTGCCCGGCCCGCCGTTGAACGCCGCCGGCGTGGCCGGGCTCGGCGGATCGCGACGGAAGGTGATCGGCAGGCCGCCGCTCGGCACCGACTGATTCTGGTAGTGATCGATGCGCGACGGCAGCTGCACCGCAAAGCTGAAGGCTAAAGCCTCGGCGATGGTATTCGGGTCGCTCGATTGCAGAGCCAGTCGGAAATTCCAGGCCATCGCCGGATAGACGCCCGGCACGAACTTTTGCCACGCGCCAAATGTGGCGCCGTCCTGCGACAGCGCAATCTCGATCCAGCCGTCGACATATTGGGTCGAGGCGGAGCCGAGAATATCGGCATCGGTCAGGACGTCGGAGTCGGCGAGAACATTCTGGCCGACCGGCTGGCCTTGGATTTGCGTCGACGCGTTCACCGAGGCCTGCACAACCGACCCGGCATTGACGATGTGCGCCGCCGGGATGGTGTAGTAGACCGGCGTGTCGGTGATCACGCCGCCGAAATCGAGCACGTCCGGGATCGAAAAGACGATGGTATCGCCGGACAGAACGCCGCCGCCGGCGACCGGCGCGCTGATGGCGACCGTCGCCTGCGTTCCGGTGACGGAGCCGTAGTCGATGTCGGTCGCGGCCGCGGTCGCAACCGCGCCGTCATCGACGGCCGCCGCCGCCGCGCCCACGACCGAGCCATAATCGATGACGTTGTCGTTGATCGCCGTGACGGTCGCGAGCGCCGGAATGACGCCGCTCGTCGTGATATCGGCGACCGCCATGCCGACCGCAACGTTCGACGGCAGATAGGCGAACGACAGAACGTTGCCGCTTGCGGTCGCCGCACCCGTCACCGCCGATTGCAGCAGTGGATTGACGCCGAGAATATTTCCGGCGCCGCCAAGCCGCAAGTTCCCGGCATCGACGCCGATACCGTTTTCGAACGTACCGGTCCAGCCGGTCGCCTTTTCGTCGAAGCCGGCCAAAAGGTTGAGCGAAAGCTGGTTGCCCGATATCTCGACGGCCGCGGCATTTTCGCTGTAGACCGTCAGCCCGGCGACCGGCTGACAGCGCGCCTTGATGAGGAATGTGCCGTTGCCCTGGGCGATGAACGGCGGGTGCGCCTGCGAGCGGATGAATTGCGCGGCGTCCCAGATATCGCCTTGGCGGATTTCGTAGAGAATGCCGTTGCGAAAGTCCTCGATCTCGTCCCAGTAGATCTTCTGAAACCCGGCCTCATAGTTGGTGTAAAGATCGGTGACGTCGGGCAGTGGCGATGCCAGCGCCGCGCCGGTGATCGTGTAGGCGAACGCGGTACAGTCGGCGAGCGATTGGGTGCCGCCGCCAAAAACGTTGAAGCTCTGGAACTTCAGATAGACCGTGTCGTCAATGCGGCTTTGATCGTAGGGATAGGAGAAGAACGCGCCATCGACCCGCGCAAATTTGCTGCCGGCCGGATGGTCGACGATCTCGTCTTCCGTGCCATAGACGCCGCGCACCAGATAATTGAGATTATATTGGTACGCGCCGGTCAGCGTCGCTGTTTCATAAGAGATGATCTCGCCGCCGACATAGCAGCGGTTGTTCAGCGCCGCGGCATCGGCTTGCGTGCCCGACGACAGCACGCCTGCGCTTTCCGTCACATCCACCGCCAGCGTGTTGGTCTGGTCGATGGTCTGCCCGGTGACGCTCACGCCGACCGGCGGGAGGTCTGCCGTGGTGACGCCGATGCGAGCGCTGGCCTTGACCGTGCCGATCTGGCTGTAATTGCCGTCCTCTTGATAGGACAGCCAGATATTGCAGCCGCCCCAGAGCGGATCGGCGCTGCATGCTCCCGCCATGATCACCAAGCCGCCGCCGAGCTGGTCGGTCGGCTCGAAAATGAGGACGTCGGCGACCGAACCCGGATCGACATTGCGGTCGCTCGGCACATTGACGACCGAGGTGGTGGCGTATTTCGTCGCTGTTGCATAGCCGAGCGGAAACTCTTCCGCCGTGATTTCCAGATAGCCGTTCTCGTTCTCCTCGATCGTGGTGATGCGGATCGGCGTCTTGTCGAGGCCCAAAACGGTGTCGGTGACCGTCACCAGGTCCATGGGATCGAGCAGGCAGTATTCCCACGACAGGCGGAACTTGTAGGTGTTGCGGATATAGACCGCGCGCTGCAGCATCAGCTGCGCCGAGATCAGGGCGACGCCGGTGTCGCAGATTTCGTGCGCCGTGACGGTCGGTGCGATGCGCTCGCCGCGGCCGCCGCCGAGGTTTTGGCTGGTCAGCTCGATGGCGTTCTGGTCGCGCGCTTCGACCGGGGTGAGGTTGTAGGCATTGTTGCGGTCGGCGCATTCCACGCGCCAGACGTTGTAGGCCTCGTAAGGGTCGGTGCGCGACACCGTGAGCGGGTCGGCATTGTTCTCGACGATGTAATCGTCGTCGCCGAGATCGTAGATCGGCGTCACGTCCGGAGTGAACGTCACGCCGTTGCCGGTCACCGCGGTGTCGCCGTAGGGAATGAAGCGCAGCAGGCCGCCCGACCAGACGGCGGCGGTATTGGTCAGCTGCAGCCAGCGGTCCACAATACTTGACGCCGTCTCGGCGTCGGTGAGCGCCGGGCTGAACGCGAGGCCAACGGCGCGGCAATATGTCTGGTACGACGCGTCGCCGCCGGAACCGAACAGCGACGTCGCGTCGATCGACGCCGCCGGAAAGCCGACGCCATATTGCGAATCGGTCAAAAAGTCGGAGACGACCAGCGCCGGATCGGCATCGACGAAAATTGCCGTCGTACCCGGGACGTCGGTGTAGGGCGTCTGCCCGTAGCCGGTCGCCCAGCGGAATCCCAAAACCTCGAAATTGTGGTTATCGAGTGTCGCGCTGTCGGACAGGTCGTATTGCGCGGCGGCGACATAGGCAGTGCCTTGATAGGCGAGCGCGGCCTGACCCAACAACGCCGCTTCGCCGAGCGTCGGCTGAATGTTGGCGAGAATCCCCACGATCGAACTGGTGGCGGCCGGCGTGGAGAGATAGGACCAAACGGCCTGCGGCGTGGTGCCGGGAAACAGCGACAGCCCGAGCGCGCCGAGCGAGGTCGTCGACTGTCCGCGCCAAACGTCCCCGATGCCCGTCATCGGCCCTTCGCAGATCGCCAGGATGACATCGGCCTTGTAATCGTATTGGCCGGTGTTGCCGTTGCTGCCGCCGAAAAGTCCCTTTCCGCCGCCGCCGCCACTGGTGACGGGTATAGCCTTGAAATTGGCGTACCAGATGACGTTCGGCGCGATCTTGTTGGTTCCCCATACGATCGTGATCGGCAGCGCGCTGACCGCGGTCTGGATTTGCAGGCCGGTATAGTCCGGCGTCGCTGCTGGTTTTGATCCGCCGCTGCGGAATATGCTCATGGCCTGCGCTCATGATGTCTTGGCCCAAACGCTGAAAAAACGCGGCTTGCGCGCCGGATCGGCGAGAACAGCGTTGCGCAAGACTTCGTCCTCGATGACCATTCGGGCCTGGTAATAGGCGTGAACGATGCGCAGCGGCGCTGCCGCGGTAACGATGCCGCCGTGCGAGTAACAGCGGCCATAGCGGAACACCATCACGTCGCCGGGCTGCGGCTGCACCGTTTCGGCGCCCCGATCGAAGATGAAGCCGAGATAGCGCTCTTCGCTGCGATGCAGATGCCAGTCCACCGGGTATGGCCGCGGGTCGAACGGCGGCACGAGGCCAGTGTCGACGAAGACGTTGCGGAGCAACATTCCACAATCGATTCCGACGCCCTTTATGTCCGCGCAATTATGATATGGGGTTCCAATATAACTTCGCGCTTCAGCTACCACCGTCGCCCGTTGTTGATTCTCTATCGACTGCGGCATTTTTGGCTCTATTCCGTCGCATTATTTCCGAACGCTCAGCGGAAGATCGTGATGCCCACCAAGCCTTTTTCGCTTCAGATATTTTTTGTCGGGCGGCGTCCGACCAAGGTCCACGAAAGCCCTGCGCATGACGGGCTAATCGACTCCGTTCCTCTGGATCGCGATTTTGATGTGCGTCGATCAGTTTTTTTCTGTGCTCGTATGACAGAGTCTTGCCGCGCTTCGACACCGCCAGCCTCTGCCGATGTATTTCGGCCTTTGGTCGCCCAATAAGCTTGGCACGCATTGCCGCCACAGTCTTCGGGTCACGCGGCTTGCCCAGCGTCGCGGCTCTTGCGGCGGCGAGCGCTTGAGGCGATGGCTTTCTGCCGCGGCGCTTCTCGCTCATTCTTCGTTTGGCGGTGGCCGTATGGCGTCTGCCCTGCGCTCCTTCGCCTCCATCGGTCAAATTCGTTAGATCAAAGCCGAGCGAACGATAATGCGTAATCCATTTGCACTCAGCTTCGGCGTGACCTTGTCCATCCCCGCGTTCTACAGCCTTCACACACGGATAAAAGCCATCAGCAATAAGAGAGGCAAGCCATCGATCGCGCCGTTGATTGCCGCCAAGTCGGCTTGGCTTCATGTGATCTCGCAGTCGCTGCCTTAAATTTATAGTCCAGCCGACATATCTCACTTGACCGTCGCGCGGATCAATTAAAGTGTAAATCAGCCAAGATTTGGACATATAACAAATAAGAACATAAAACCATTTTCATGCAAGCTAAAAAATAAACTTGTCCCTAGATCGCCATCTGCGGCGGCGGTACGTAGGGAAAGCCGCGAAAATTGACCAGATTGTTGAACTTCGCCTGGCACGTCGTCAGCGTGTGATCGCAGCCGAAATACACCGTGAAGCCGTCGCCGGTCGCCGGCACGCTCTGCAGCGGATTGATGAGGTTCAATGAAGAGCCGTTCACCGCCGAGCCAACCGTCGCCGTTACGCCGGCGAGAACGCCGGACGTGAACGTGATCGTGCCCTGCGCAAAATTGGCATTGGCAAGCGGCCAATAGATGATCGAGGCCGTCGATCCGGCGCCGACCGTGCCATTGGCTTGAAAGTCGGACTTGTGAAGCGTACAGCCCGGATCGTAAAGCGTGTGCAAGCACGTCGGCTGATACATATTGCGCGGCATGTCGATGTCGAGCAGCACCAGATCGGAATTGACCGTGATCTTGGCGCTGGTGCGGCCGATCTCATCAATGGTGCCAAGCCGGCCCTTGAACAGCATCGCCGCGCCGATCGCCGTACCGCCCAGCCGATCGGAAAAGAACACCCGATAGCGGACGATCTCGCAGCCGTCGAACAAACCGTCGCGCAGTGCCTGGAGGAACGGCGCGCCGCCGGTGATGATATCCGTCGCGCGCGCCGCAACGGTGATCTGTTGCTGATCGACATTGAGCCCGACCGCGGCCTTGTATTTGAGGCCGTCAATCAGGATGGAATTCGCCAGATAGGCGACGCCCCCATACGTGAAAGTCACATCGATATTGGTATAGGCCAGCGTGCTGCCGCCTTGCAGCGTGAACAAAAAGGCGTCCGCCATCAGCAACTGCGCGTCGGGGCTGGCGCGGGCCGTGTTGAGATAATTGATGAGTGCGTTCGTAGCCGGTTTCATGGCGACGCGCTCCGCTACAGGAGATTTTTTGACAGGCTTGGGACGCGCGGCTATGGCCGCAATCGCAATGGCATGGACTTCAGAAGAGTGCTTCTTTTGGTCGAGGCCCAATTGCGGCTCGTCGAGCAATGGCAACAATGCTTGAGAGCCGCAGCTCCGCTTTGCGCTTTTGCGCAGTCAGCGGATCATCGTTGTTGCTGACGAACGATACCTGTGGCGCAGGAGTGGCGCGATCGGTTTGCCGAAGCGAACGAACATTGCGCGACTTTCACGCGGCGCAACTGCCGCGCGCAAGGCCACGTGGCTAGCATCCCACCGCCATCGAGATCCACAATTCATTGGTGATGGATCGGCCCGTCCAGGTCACACCGTCCGGCGAGCTCGCATTGCCGTTGCCGGCGCCGCCGCTGCTCGCAGCGAAGATGCCGAGCCCGTCCGAGTAGGCAACAAACGTCATCGTCACGGGAAGCGTGTTGCTGCTCCAAGTCGTGCCGTCGGACGACGTCATAACGCTGGCCCCGACCACGCAGAAAAGTGCCAGCGATGCCGACCAGCAGCAACTTCCGATGGCCGGGCTCGCGCTTGCTGGGAGTGTCGAGGTACTCCAGCTCGTGCCATTCGTCGAAGTCGCGTATGTAGATCCATTCTCAGTCGCCAGGAATATCCGCAAGCTTGGTGACCAAGCGACGGTGTTCCAAGTGCCGGTAGGCATCGTGCCCGCGGTCCAGTTCACGCCATCGGGGGATACGGCAACCACGTTCGTCCCTACCGTGCAGAATATGGCCAGTCCTGGCGACCAGCAGATGCCGCGCCATCGCGCCGATGACGGCATTCCGGCCGTGACGCTCCAGTTCGCGCCGTCAGTCGATGTCGCCACATTTCGGCTACCCGTGCCCGGACCGGCCGGGCTACAGAATATCGCCAGCGTGGGCGACCAGCACATTGCGTTGTAATGATCGGGCGTCGGGATATAGGGCGTGGTTGTCCAGGTCACTCCGTCCGGCGAAGTCAGCCCGTTTCCGGCGGAGCCGAGAGCGGAGAAAATCCCCAGCGATTGCGACCACGCGCTACACAGAAGGCTACCGAACGGCAGCGTGACCGGGCTGGACCAAGTTTTGCCGTCGGCGGAGACGCTTGAGAACCCGTTTACTGTGGTGCTGGAGATCAGGCTGAACATCGCATCCCAACACCGATTTGAGGAAACCGCCGTCCACGGACTTGGCGCGTGTCAGAACTTCGATCGTTTCGGGCCGTCATTTCGATCGCCAAGGCCGGCTCCCGTTATGGTTGTCACAATGTCGCGAAACCAGCGTTCCAGCAAGAGGCACACGCTATTGCGGCCGCCGCGTCGGCGCGAGCCGCGCGTCTCACGGCCCGCTCTTCACGCTGCGGAATTTCATGCTTTCGAGCTTCCACAGGTTCGACATGAATTCCTCGAATTCCATCTGGTCGTCGAGAAACCGGCACTGAAAGGCGAAAGAGAAGTCAGCGGATACCACGACGCCGGCGCCTGGCGGCGTGGTGAAGCTCAACGTGTTCGGCGTCGCCAAGCTAAAGCTGCCACCGGATTGCAGCGTGCCATTGAGATACACATGCGAGAGCGCGGTCACCCAGCCGACCGGCTCGGCGAAGCCGCCGAGCGCGCGGCCGAAGGTGAAGGCCGTCGTCGTGCCGTCGCCGATGCCAATACCTTGGCCGGTAACGGTGCTGTCGTCCGGATCGGTATAGAGAAACGTGCCGAACTGGCCTTGCAGCTGCAGGAAAAAACCCATCAGGCTCTGCAGGCTCGACGCGCCAAGCCCGGCAAATCCGCTTGCCGACGAGGTAAGGCCGTCATAGGTCGCCTCGAACTCGTAGAGCGGATAATTCATCAGCGCAACGCGGGCCTCGCGGCCGGACACATGCGAGGCGATGCGCGTGTTGAACGCGGGCTTCTTGCGGCGCGACCAGGCCAGCCCCGGCAATGTCGGCAGCGAAGGCGGCGTCGTCATCTCGTTTCACTCCTGTCATGCCCGTGTGCCGCGTAGCCCGAGATGGGCGCCGCTCTTGATGCCTTTGTTGATGGCGCCGATCATGTGTTTGGCGTTGTCGTTGAAGAAGCGTTCGACGCTTCGCGAATCCAAGGCGGAGATGTTGACGCTGACCGGAGCGTGCACGGTGCCGGCCATGCCGGCGCCGGTAAACGGCCCCGACGTCTTCGCCGACGGAATGATCTTTTCGCCCTGATGAATGACCGCCAAGCCGCTGCGCACGACGTAGTCGGTGCCGACGTCGGCGCTGGCGATAAATCCGGTAGCGCCGGCTATGATCGCACCGCCCGCCGCCAGGCCGATCGCCGGCGCGGCGGGACCGGCCTCGGGCGCGACTGCGGCCGACACTTCGGCCGCGGTCTTGCCGCCCGAGGCAAAAATAGACTTCAGCGCGTCGGTTATGGTCGTGAAAATACCGGCGCTCGCCGCACCCTCCTCGGCCGCCACCCGGGCCGCGGTACCGCTTGTTGTCGCTGTCGTCTTGGCTATTTCAGCCGCCAGCCATTTGACGACCGTTGACTCGGCCATCTCGATGAATTTGATAGTCAAATCCTCCAAGATCTTGACCGACGCCTTTTTCCACGTGGTGGTTCCTTCAAGGAGGCCGCGAAGTTGCGAATTGAACGCGCCGGTCACGTTCGAAAGATAGCCAGTCCAGAGTGCCTGTTGGGCGGCGATCGATTGCTCATCGAGCTTGAGCATGTCTGTCGTGTGCTTTGCCTCAAGCAAATCGATTTTGGCCGTAAGAGCCTGCTTGCTCGCCAAAGTGGCGTTGTCGGCCGTCAGCCCATTTTGCAGGACGGCGCGCTGCGCCTCGAATTCCTTTTCCGTTTCTGCTTCCAGCAGCGCGTATTTCTGATCTTGCGTTATCTGATATTGCTTGGCCTCGGCATCGATGAGGATCTTCTTTTGCGCGAAGCCCTGCTGCAGGAGCTTGATTTCGTTGCCTATCGCCTTCGTCTGCGACGCGGCGCGCTGCGCCGCCGTACCGAAATCCTCCACCCCCCTCGCGGACTCGGCGATCCGCCCTACCGGAAATGCCGCTCCGATCGTTTCACCCAGGCGGTCGAACGAGGCGCCGACATCCTTGATCGGCGCAGCCAGCTCCAGGAGCGAGTCTTTCACTTGCGCAATGCCCGCCAACGCTTCGTCGGTTTTGGCACCAAACTCGATCTCAACCCGATTATCGTCGGCCATGGGAATTGCCTCGGCGCTTCACGTGATGGTTCCGGTCGGAAACATGGCGAGCAGGTCGTGATAATTCTTCGACGGCTTCGCCGGCGGCTTATAACCGAGATGGGCGGCGAACAGCCGGCGCAGCGGCGGGCAGTCTGCCCAGGCCCTATGCAGATCCTCGAGAAAGAACACGTCGACCTGGTCCAACACCTGATCGCGCGTCCAGTTAAGCTCGATCACGAGGTCGGCGACGAGCGCGCGCCAGTCGAAGGCATCGAAGCGCTCGTCGCCAAGATTTCCCCCGCGGCGGCATCGACCTTTCTGCCGCCGGCCTGTTCGATGACGACCGGCAGCGCGGCGACGAGCTCGGCAATGGTGATGGGCAGATCGAAAAACTCGTCATGGGTCAGCTGGGGATGGGCCCGGCGCAGACCGTGCCACAACACTTCGGCCAGCGGCTTAAGCCGCTCGCCGGACAGATTGTCCATGCCGATGCCGGAGAGTTTTGGCACATGGTCGGCAATAGCGAGGATTTGCCGCAGCGACAGCGGCGCTACATGGAAATCCTGGCCGCCGAGCCGCACCGGGCGCGCCGTCGCCAGATCGATGGATTCGTCACGATCGAGGCTCACGCGGTATCTCCCTATTCGCTCAGGCTGATGGTGCCGATATTGTTCGAAGCGTCCGCGATCGCCTGGAAATCGAACTCGGCGACGGTGAATTTCTGGTTGGCGAACGGCAGCGACAGCTTTGGCGAGACGCAGGCGTTGAGCTTCACCACCAAATCCTTGGCAACGCCGAAATAGTTGAAGGTTTCCTTCAACGAGATTTCGAACGTCGGCAACGGCCCGGTGAGCTGGTTGGCGAGGCTGATCTTATTCCCGGAAGCGACGGTGTAAGTGTAATAGATCAGCACCGCAGCGCCGTTGTCGGCGGTATTGAAGCTGTAGACGCCGCTCGCCACGCTGTATTGGCCCTGCGCCGGCGATGATGCCACCGGTGCGAACTGCGCGCCGCTCGATGCGTAGAATACGCCGTAATCCTCGCCGAAGGTGGCGCTGTTGGCGACCGTGACGGCGCCCGACGCGACGGTGTCGCTTTCGCCGGTGGTCATTTCCAGCATGCTGTTCGCCGTCAGGGTCTGGCCGAGGAACAGATTGTTGATCTGGGTCGCCTGCAGGCGCGCGTATTTCGCCTTGCCGGCGATCTTGAACTCACCGCCGCCGGCCGCGACCGGCATGTTGTACTGGCCGAGCAACAGCTCGATCTTGCGGTCGAAATCGAGCGAAACCGATTCCAGCGTGCCGAGCAGCGCGGGCGGCGTATTGGCGACGTCGGTACGCTTGCCGATCAGCGTGCCTGAGCCGAAGGCGTATTGGGTCATGGATGTGTCTCCTGGTCAGAGTTTTGGGGAATGGGGGATGGGCGAAAAGCGAATGGCGAATGGTGAACAGCGCTTGGGAGGACAAAACCCCTCCCCTACACGCTTTTCGCCACTCGCCATTTACGGTGTCGGTTATGGCACCAAAATCTGGAATGGAATCGCGGCGACCGCCTTGCCGTCGACGTCGCCGGTATCGATGAACACCGGACCGAACGGGTAGCAATGCGCAACGAGCCCGCCGAGGGTTTGCTTATTGCCATTCATTGCATCGGCACCGCTCGGAACGACCGCGGCATCGACGGCATCAAGCAGCGCATTCATGGCGGTGTCCGGCGTATCCTCCGGATCCATCCCGGCCGAGAGATAGACGAACACATGGGCATTGATGGTCAGCGTCGGCAAACCCTCGTTTTGCCGGCCGCGCACCTCGCCGGTCTTGAGCATGGTCAGAAACGGCATCTGCGTCTCGTTGACCTGATCCCAATGCACAAAGCGCCGGCTCGTCGCCGTGAAACTCGCCGCGCCTTTGATGAGATTGAAAAAGGCAACGGAAATCTGTTCGCGGGTGACCGTGGTCATCGCGTGATCCTCGTGAATTGTCGTTCCAATACCCCGTAGCCGCAGCCTTATACCGTGAACCTCAGGGCCGGATAATTGTTATATGGAGTCCCAAGAAAAGGCGTCGCAACGCTCGCCTGTTTTCAGAAAATACAGCGCTATCTTTTTCAATTCGTCGAAGGTCAATATATTTCGCGCCGGCACCGGAGTGGGAGTATTTGCCGTGAGAAACTCTACATACCCGCTCGTCAAACGTGGTTGAGGTGCAACGGCGACGAAGTACGGCGGATCGCCGTCAGTGCGACTATGTTGGACGCAACCAGTCCCACCGCCTATCCCTATCATAAGCTCAAATCCGTTATCACCCGAGAATCTTCCGAAGAACGGAGCGTTGCTTCGCCTCCTGTTGAGCAAATCGACGAGCGACGCTTCGTCTGCAATAACCTCGCCATTCATTATATCAAATTTGTCCTGCTGATTGACATATTTGATCTTCATGGACCGATACCTCTAAATTTCACGACCTTACCGCTTGGGAGAACAACGTCTAACGTAGCGCCCGGTGGAAGCATCTTCGGTAGCAATTTGGTACAGGTATCACATATGTCAGGATTATTTATGTAAAGGGTACCCTGCATGAGTTCTTGATCGCGCATAATAGCGGCAGCGTGGCCTTCTACGTGTGACTTCGTAATCAAGTCGAATCCGGAGCTCTCCGGCGGCATATTTGCTGCCGGCCCATCATATCCGCTTTCCAGTTCAATCGGAGAATGGTTTGGGATATCAAGAATTCCAGAGGTCTTGCCTCCTGTGTATGGCGCCAGTTTTGGCGGTAGGCCGCCCGGAAATGGTAGCTTTGGTTGCGGTTCAACTGTATCGGGCGGTCCGGACGGCGCTTTCGCTGGAGCTTCTGGTGTCGGTAAAGGTTCGCTTGGAGGCGAAACCCGGGGCAACCCTCGCGGAAAAGAAAGCTCAGGTGGTCCGCCCTCCCCGCCACCACCGCCAAACTCCGGTCTTTCCCAAGGCTTATGCCTGGGATCCATCATAACCGGCACGACGTTGGGAGCTTCGGGTGCCGCTGTCGCCGGCGCAAACCAACCGGGATTTGGCGGTTCACCGGCGCGCGGATGTTTTGCAGGATCCCAATTCGCTTTGAGCAAGCGACTGCGGTGAAGCTCCAAGGCTCGCCGCATGGTTTCATCGGCGACTTCGACTCCTTTCGCCAATGAAGGCGGATCAGGGAATTGCATATGTACGGTGGCGATCGCGGCCGTCGCGACATCGCCACGATTGAGCGCTTTTGCAATGAGCGCTAGTGCGCCAGCCTTTGCCGTGACATCGATGGGAAGCCGATAGCGCGCGGTCAGCTCATCGTTAAGCTCGGCAGCCGGCCGAACAGTCCACGTGCTGGCCGGGCCAGCAACATGCGCACGCTGAAGCAGCGACACGTCGCCGACAAATGCACCTTGTCCATCGCACGAAATGCGCTCGGCATCCCGGCTGGCCGAAAGCGAAAACGCACGCAATCCTCGCAATACGAGCATGCGATCGTCTCCGTTCGAAATTTGCAAATGCGAGTAGGAAAGAACTCAGGATTGGATCGAATTGGGCCTCAGCGGATGGCCTCGACGACCGCGTCGCTCAAGCCCTCCACAATCTCCTCCGCCATCTCTGCCAGCGACGAGCGCAGATACGACCGCTCCGGCATCGTCACCGCCGGCAGGTTCACCCGCGCCGCAAAGACCTGCTTGCCGCCGACGGCGAAAGCGAGCGCCTTGGCTTTGTCCGGCACGATTTCTCACGACTCAAGGGGACGCTCTGCATCCTCTTTAACGTCGCCCGGATGTACTTCCCGCCAAGAGACCGTATTACTCCGCTCGCCAGTCCTCATGAAGTGGAGGACGACTTCCTTCAACTCGTCGAAACGCAGAATATTACGCGAACCAACCGGCGTAGGCGTACCGCCGCATTGAAACTCAATGTAGCCGCGCTTCATTACCGGAAGGTGGGAGACAGCCATCAGATATGGCGGCTTCCCATCCACACGGCTGTATTGGACGCAGCCGAAATCTCCACCAATCCCGGTCTCAATATGAAAATCTCGAGCACCGCAGAATTCGGCTATGAAAGGCGCCTGACTGCGCGCGCGGTCAAGGAGACTAATAAGATCATCCTCGCTCGAAATCGCGCGTCCATGATTTAGATCGAGCTTGTCTTGATAGTTGCGAAAATAGATGATCATGGCACGATGATACAAAATTTATCTGACAGGCTCATCCACAGCCTACCATCGAATATCCCCATACTCCGTCGCTTCTACCACAGCCCCGCTGAGCCTTTCCCTAATCTCCTCTGCCATCTCCGCAAGCGACGAGCGCACGTAAGACCGCTCCGGCATCTACAGCCGGCAGGTTCACCCGCGCGGCAAAGACCTGTTTGCCGCCAATGCGAAGGCAAGCACCCTCATCACTAGCCCGGGGAACGCTCCGCGTCCTCTTGGAGCGCTCGCGGATCTAACTCCTGCCACAAGACGCGATCGCTTCTATCCCCGGTCTGGAGAAAATGAAGTGCGATCGCTTTCAATTCAACGAAACTGATAATATAGCGTGAAGCGAATGGCGTGGGCGTGTTGGCCGTTAAAAACTCAACATAGCCGCGCCTTGCGGGCGGATGATGAGAAACAGCCATGAGGTAAGGTGCTTTACCGTTGGTTTGACTGTACTGGACGAAACCGAGATCACCACCAATTCCAAATTCCATATGATAGCCGTTGTCGCCGTAAAGCTCGGCAATAAACGGCCGCTCATTTCGTCGATCGTAGAGCAACTCAGTCAGTTTTTCATCGTCCGCAATTACGATGCCGTTCATCGGATCGAATTTGTTCTGATAGTTCAAATATCGAACTTTCATGGACTGATTCCTCTAAACTCCATGACGGTCCCATCGGGAAGGACTACGCGTAATCTACCTCCTGGCGGAAGCATTTCCTGCAGTAGTTTCGTACGGGAAACGCATATCTCCGGATTATTTATAAAGAGAGTACCCTCCGTGATCCCCTCCTGCCGCATGAAAGCTGCTGCGTGTCCTTCTACATGCAATCGTGTTACCCCATCAAAGCCATCAGTACCCAATGGTATTGATGCAGCCGGGCCAGGAATTCCACTCTGTAGCTCTATATTCACATTATTTGGCGCTCGAAAGATCCCATAGGTCTTGCCTCCCTCTACGTATGGGGCGAGCTGTGGCGGTAGCCCGCCTGGAAATGGAAGCGTGGGTTGCGGTTCAACCGTTGCGGGCGGTCCGGACGGCGCTTTCGATGGAGCTTCTGGTGTCGGTAAAGGTTCGCTTGGAGGCGAAACCCGGGGCAACCCTCGCGGAAAAGGAAGCTCAGGTGGTCCGCCCTCCCCGCCACCGCCGCCCAACTCCGGTTTTTCCCAAGGCTTATGCCTGGGATCCATCATAACCGGCACGACGTTGGGAGCTTCGGGTGCCCCTGTCGCCGGCGCAAACCAACCGGGATTTGGAGGCATACCTGCGCGTGGATGTTTCGTTGGGTCCCAATTCGCTTTGAGCAAACGACTGCGGTGCCGTTCCAAAGCGCGCCGCATTATCGCATCGCCGGATTCGACGCCTTTCGCCAGCGAGGGCGGATCGGGGAATTGCATGTGCACGGTCGCAATCGCGGCCATGGCGAGATCGCTGCGATTGAGCGCATTTGCGACGAGAGCCAGTGCGCCAGCCTTTGCCGCAACATCGATCGGCAGCCGGTAGCGCACCGCCAATTCATCGTTGAGCTCGACGACTGGCCGAACGGCCCACGTGCCGGCCGCGCTCCCAACATGCGCGCGCTGAAGTAGCGGCACGCCGCCAGCAAAAGCACCATGCGCATCGCAGGAAATACCACCGTCATTCCGGGTGGCCGAAAGCGAAAACGCGCGCAATCCTCGCAATACGAGCATGCGATCCGCCTCCGTTGGTATTTGCAAATACAAAAGGGAAAGCGCTTAGGGCGAGATCGAATTGAGCCTCACCGGATGGCCTCGACGACCGCGTCGCTCAATCCCACCGCAATCTCCCCCGCCATCTCCTCAAGCGACGAGCGCAGATAAGACCGCTCCGGCATCGTCACCGCCGGCAGGTTCACCCGCGCCGCGAAGACCTGCTTGCCGCCGACGGCGAAGGCGAGCGCCTTGGCTTTGTCCGGCACGATCTCGTGCGGCGGGATGGTGCCGCCGAATTCCTGGATCGCGGCATATTTGACGTCGCCGGATGTGCCGATACGGACCGAGACGTCGGCCGATGATTCGTCGACCGTCGCGATGATCGAGCGCGCCAGCATGCCGCTTCGCGTATTGAGCACGCCGCCGGAAAGCTTTTGCTGGATCTTCGCTTCCAACGCCACGGCGAGCACATTGGCCTTGCTCGAGAGCGCCTGGCGCACCCGATCGGGCATGCCGGCAAGGCTCGCGCTGTAATCGTCGCGCAGCTCGAGCTGAAACATCACGCCCCCACCACGCTGCGATAGGGGTCGAGCGAGGCGCGGATGAAATCCGGAATGTCCTTGAGGCTGTAGGACGCCGTCTGCTGGCCTTGCACGGTCTGCGCGCTCTGGCCGACGCGGGTGCGGTAGCGATAGCGCTCCGCCACCCATTCGATGCAGGCATTGTTGATCGCCGCCGGAATGAAGCCGTAGGAGATCAGCACGGCGGCGCCGGCATCCGCCGCCGCAAACGTGTACACGCCGTTCGCGACCGCATATTCGCCCGCAGCCGGATTGGCCGCCACCGCTACCAGCAGGGCGCCGTTGGCGTAAGTGACACCGGAATCGCTGGCCCACGGCCCGAGCGGCGCCGCAGCTGTGACGCTATAGGGCCCAGGCGTTGCCGGCACGCTCGCCGCCTCGCTCTGCACCGCATAGCCGGCCGAATAGTCGACCACGATGTTCTGCCGGCCCTTGCGAAAGAAAGTGCGAAACACATCGAGCGCCTGCGGCCGGCCGGGCGGCAAGCCGTCCCAGGATTCGAGCAGATAGCCTTTGGCGGACGGCATGCCGATCGGCGCCGCCGCAGGCACGACGGCGGTGTCGATCAACAACGTGATCACTTGCAGCACCGGATAGTGGCGCAGGAACAAGCGCGTCTTGTCGTTGCCGTCGAGCCGCTCCATGAACAGCCGCGGCACGAGCGACGGCCGGCCGAGATAGGCGGTGATGGCGCCACTCACATCGGTGATCAGGCGCGCAATGAGCGCATCGTCGGACGAGCCGATGCCGCTCGAGCCGGCGAGCCAGGTTTTGACGTCGGCGAGGGTGGCGAGATCGGATGCGGCCATTGTCAATTCTCCGCCGCGGTCTTTTTCGCAGCCGCCCGCGGGCGCCGCGGCGCAGCCTTGGATTTCTGCGCGGCACCGGCTTCGACGAAGCCAAAACACTCGATCAACAGCGCGCCGATCTCGGCCTCGACCTCGTAGACGCCGTCGCGCGGCGCAATGACGACGCCGGCGACGCAAGGGTCGCCGACGCCTTCCGGCGCTTTCAGCTTCATGGCTGACCTCGTGATTTCGTTTCAATGATTGCGCCGCAAACGCCAAAGTGCTGGTGTCAGGTTTAGTCTGACAAGTCGGCTGATGTGCTTGCCAAGCAAAGGCTCAAGAGCAAAATGGCGTTCACACGGTGAAAGGTTACATCATGGCCAAGAACATTTTGATTTGCGCTGATGGAACAGGGAACGAAGGAGGACTTCTCCCCGACGAAAGTCGCACCAATGTATATAAGCTGTTTCGAGCTACGAGAGCTGGCCCGGATTCGCCGATCGATCCCGAGCAGCAACTGTCGTTCTATGTTCCCGGAATCGGCACACCCATTCCCGGTCATTCATCGCGCTGGCAACGGCTCAAAGAGACTATTCAACAAGCTGTCGGCGGCGGCCTGACCAAGAAAATCATCGACTGTTATGTCGTTATTCTTGGCGTGTGGCGTCCCGGCGATCGAATCTATCTCTTTGGCTTCAGCCGCGGCGCTTACACTGTGCGCTGCCTCGCGCATGTCTTAGAAGTCGCCGGTATTCCAACAAAGGAGAAAAACGGCCAATCGCTTAACCTCGATCCGCAACGACTTCGTAAATTAGCTCGTTCGGCCGTGCGCATCGTCTACAAAAGAGGACTCCCGGTGTCGGACATTGCCAAACGCGATCAGGAAGCGGAATCGTTCCACAACACGTACAACTGTCGGACGGGCGCAGAAACGGGTGTCGTGCCCTATTTCATGGGTGTCTGGGACAGCGTTGCCGCGCTAGGTTGGGCACACTTTTTGCCGGTGACCTACGACAGACATTTTCCCAAGGACGTCCGTTTTGCACGACACGCGATGGCGATCGACGAATACCGAAGCGATTTCGTACGCGTGCCATGGGGCGGCTCTGGCACCGTACATGCGGGACGTCCAGGCGAGCCCGAGCCATTTCAGCAGATATGGTTCGCGGGAAATCATGCCGATATCGGCGGGAGCTATCCCGATAATGAATCACGCCTCTCAGACATCGCCCTCAAATGGATGGCAGACTTCATCGAGCATGAATTGCCAGCCGAGGCTCGCATCCATGTCGATCGCGCGGCGTTACGGTGCTTCCCCGCCAGCTCAGGCATGATGCACGACGAGTGCATGGTCGGGATCGGTGGGACGCCGCTTCACTGGTATCCCCGCGATCGCGACGTTCCGACCGAGGCCGTATTGCATGATACAGTATACGAACGCCTGAAAATGGAAGAGGTGCGCAATTTCCTTGGCTACGGAAAATACAGGCCCGCGCCGCTTAGGAATCATGAAAGAGCCAGGGAGTTCTTCACAGACTTATCGACCGTCGGGCCGGGAACTTCCCCAGCTTAGAGAGACGTCCAGATAAAGCGGACCGTGCGATGAGCAATTCACCAGCACACGAACGGGGCCGCCGCACAAAATCTTGATTCGTTCCTGCCAAATTGGCTTCCACCAAGAGACAAAGGCGTTGTCCTCGACCGCGATTGGAAGCTTATCCGCATCCGCGACGATCTCGTCGTCGGCCATGGCGTCAAATCGCACGGACACCAGCCGTGCCTTGGCGTAAGGATGTCTAAACGGCCTCATCTTTGGATCTCCGTCCAGATGACGCAAGGGTCGGCGACGGCTTCCGGCGCCAGCTGTGCGAGGCGAGTCGACCGTCTTTAGTGAAGGTCGACAAAATAGAAATGACCGATCGCCCGCGGATACCCATAACCAAGCACGCCGTGCCGATCGGCTCGTTCTTGCCAAGCCTTGGATGGATGATCGGATGCGATCTCATCGCTCTCATCGTAGGCGACCCCGGAACCATGGCTCGCAAAGCCGCCCCATTCCCACACCAGGAAGCGCGGCTCACCGGCAGGCAGCTCTGCAATGTCGGTGCGATATTTGGGATACATCAAAAGCAGATGGCCGTAATCACCCGCGGCCTGACCCGCGTGCCAAACAAACTTGAGATTTAACGCCGCGGCTGCAACCGTCAACACCAAGACCAGTGTTGACAAAAGCCGGCGCCAAGCCCGCGCATACGCCCACTCCAGCGAAAGCATACAAGCAAAAAGGCCCGCAGCTCCCCACAAGGCAAGCACCAGGGCCTGAAGCGGAACAAAGAACAGGGCGAATAGGCCGGCCCAAGTAAAGAGAGACGCGATGAAACAAACGAAGACAAAAAGCAACGGACCAGCGATGGTAAGGACACCCGGCCAATAGAGAATTCGATCCTCACGCGCGCCTTGCATATCGGGGGCCTTTCATTTCCCGGTCCGGATGCGCCCGGATTGATATAGCCGATAACCTCTTATGGTGTCTTCGACATCTTGTTTGGCGGAGTGCGTATAGCGTTCATCCATTTTCTCGGTAGGGTCGAATTTGGATTTAAGTGCGGCGTAGGCGTCCACAACTGACAGGAATTCATCTATGTCAACACCCGCAGCCGCGGCAAAGATGCCGGTTGCGAGACTTGTGTAGTGGCGATAATCGTGAACATAGTTTGAATCGAACCGTTCGGCATCCAAAGAGCCGCCATGGGTGAATGGATATAATTCCGAAGTGATTTCCGCCGCAAGGCCGATGAGAGCGCTCGGCTTCAACAGCCCGTTCGCTACCGCTTGAGCCGCCTGATTGAACTGGTGAATGTCGTCGGCCAAAGAATGCGCCGCAATTCCTGCCTGCGCATACAATTCCGGCGGCCGGTCAGCGGGGCGAAGAATTGGCTTGCCCTGATCGTCGAGCACCGGCTGCCCTAAGCTATCGACGAATTGCTCCGGATGCTTCGGACTATCGGGCGGAATTTGGTCCGCCTCTATGACGTGATACTTTGACGGTGGGACGGCGACCGAATCCAGCGCACCGATTGGGGCATCTTGCGCGTATAGCACACGAGGTTTTGTCGCTTCAGTCGCATCCGTCAGCGTGCCGGTTTCTCGTGCGGCGTATTGCGTTGGCGCACCCGGCAATTCACGCAGGGTCCCGGAAAAATCCGACGACGATCCATCATCGTCCATCGTCCACTGCCCGCCGTCGGAACTGCCGGCCGACACGCGCGGCTGGTCCGGATTATATTTCTTCGCCAGCGTCATGCGCATTTCCGCCTTCAGCAGCGCAAGGCATTCGTCGCCGGTTTTTTGAAAGTTTCGCTTGATCGCCTCCAGGTCGCGGCGGATCGCCGCGAGTTCCGCGCGCCGCTGCCGCAGCAATTCATCTTCGTCTGGCCCGGCGAGCGTGCGGATCGCCTTGGCGATCTCAAGCCGCGCGTGCAAGGTCTGGGGCACGGCGCTCAGAGTGCGCGGTAGTGGTGGTTTCATGGGCTTGACCTTTGCGATGCGTCATTGCCGGGCGTGACCCGGCAACCCATGCAGCGGAGCGGCTGCATGGACCGCGGCTCACGCCCGCGCATGACGAAGGGGCACGGACCGGTCGAGCGAATACCCAGCGGGCTACCCCGCCGCGATATTCGCGATCACCGCCATGGACGGCGGGAAATAGTGCTGCAGCACCTCGTCGGCATAGACGCCGGTCTCGTAACGGCGCGCCCGCGGCGGCCATTCGATCTGGTAGTAGTCCTGCCGGGTGCGCACCTGCATGACGTTGCCGACGTTGGACAGCGGATAGGGCATGTTGGGATGCACGCGGATGTCGAGCACTTTCGGCCCGGCCATGGAGAACTTGTTGAGATAGGTGCGCACCATGACGCCGCCGCCGAGCGCGCCCTGGTCGGCATCGAACACGAAGCGCTGCGCCGCATTGGCGTTGCCGGCGCGTTTCAGCCGCGCATCATCGACACGGGAAAGGGAGGCCAGTCACTACGCGCGAAATCACTCAGTCTGGTTCCGTCCCGCGCTTGCTCCCGGCATATTCTATGCTTTGATATTTTTCGGGAAAATACTGCCGCTGCAATGTGTCGATGATTTCATCACCGCGAATATATAGGCCCATGTCGGGCCAATCCTTGAGGTGATCGTCGAGGGCTACGGTATATACAATTTCCCATCCCGGGAATTCCTTCACGATATCCTGCAGCTGATAGACAATAAACGGCTGAAATAGGTCGAGATTGGCGACAGATACCTTTACTTGATCCGATTGAACGAAATGATAATGCGCGGAAAAGTCGCCCAGCCCCGCCAAAGAGTCGGCTCGGCCGTATTGCTCCAAAAGATCCTCAATTCGGTCTCGAAGCAGCAGGAAGGTATTGAATTGCTCATCATAGCGACGATCCTCATCTTCCTTGCTTTGTATTTTTTTTCTCACAACTGCACCTAACCCTTCTGAATCTATTTTAACGCCGAAATCTACCATTATAAAGGCTTATTCTTGGATCGTCTGAGTGAAGAACCTCGTGAATGAATTTTCGCGCTTGGTCGGGTGTCATGTCTTCGGACCGAATTCCGAGTCTTCCCAAGAATTGATGCCACAGGCCTAAAACTGCCTTCGTATATTCTCTGTGTGGTCTGTCGTTCTTATGAAGGCCTTTCGGGAGTGGCCCAGTGACAGCTTCATCGAAAACCTTTCGAGTTTCGGGTCTAAGCTGATTTTTCTTAAATAGATCATCGAAGATTTCTTTGGGTACGTAGTGATGACCGCCCCGTAGCCGCCGATAGGCTTGATCCGTAACGACACCGCCGGCTCCGCCTGACCAACGTCCGCTGCGTCGTCCGCTGCCCCTACGCCAGCGCGACTGGTCCGAACGGAAGCCGGCCTTATAAAATTCCTCCCGTAGGGAGGTGCGGAAGATTCTTCTCGCCAACGCGTAATTGTCCTCGGGTACCGTGGTCTCTAATGATCCACCAGACTGGTCGACAGAAGGCGCAACGAGCGTAAGGATTGCCTTGACGATCTCGAGTTGCACGTGCGGCAATCGCGGCACGGCGCTCAAGGTGCGCGGCAGCGGTGGTTTCATGTGCCTGATCTCGTGAGCGCGCCATTGCCGGGCGCGACCCGGCAATCCATGCGGCGGCGGGGCCGTATCGATGCGCGGGTCACGCCCGCGCATGACGAGACGCGGGATGAAGGACCGAGAGCGGCGCGGGCTACCCCGCCGCAATATTCGCAATAACCGCCATGGACGGCGGGAAATAGTGCTGCAGCACTTCGTCGGCATAGACGCCGGTCTCGTAGCGGCGCGCCCGCGGCGGCCATTCGATCTGGTAGTAATCCTGCCGGGTGCGCACCTGCATGACATTGCCGACGTTCGACAGCGGATACGGCAACGTGCGCGCGGTCATCAGCAGCGCGCCCGCGGGCATGTTGGGATGCACGCGGATGTCGAGCACTTTCGGGCCGGCCATGGAGAACTTGTTGAGATAGGTGCGCACCATGACGCCGCCGCCGAGCACGCCCTGGTCGGCATCGAACACGAAGCGCTGCGCCGCATTGGCATTGCCGGCGAGGATCTTCTTTGACAGGTCGTTGGCGACCTGCGAACCGACCCACATGGTGTCGGGCGAGAGCCGGTAATTGTCCCAGCGGTTCTTCAGCGCCGCGTCGATCTCGACGACGCCGCCGGCGCCGTCGCCGGTCAGAGTCGAGCCGGTGCCGGCGGTGCCGGTGGCAAGATATTGCACATAGGCGTTGGAGCCGGACTTGAACGCCTGGTAGAGCAGGCCGTCGAACACCAGCGCATTGGTCGAATTGTCGGAGCTGAACGAGGCCGCAGTCTGCGTGCCGGCCGCGTTCGCGGTGATCACCAGCGAATTGATGGTGGTGATGGCGCCGAGCACTTCGGAGCCGGCGGCACCCCAGAACCAGGCATAGCCCATGGCGCCGGTCACCGGCGCGACGCTGGCGGCGATCGAGCCCGACGTGCCCGACGAGATCGACGCCATGGCATTGGCCGATTTGCCGGCGGCGCCGCCGCCGAACGTATCCGACGAACCGTCGGCATTGCTGCGCGTGATCGCGCCCTGGATGCCGCCGGTGATGGAGCCGTTGACGATGGCGTCGAGCGACAGCGCGACGCAGATGACGCTGTAGGGCGACGCCGCGGCGGTGAGGCTGCCGCCGGAAGTCGACGGCGCCAGCGACGGCGTCGGCGTGGTGCCGAGCGGCACCGAGGTATTACCGCCCAAGATCAGGAGCTCCTCGCCGAGCATGCAGGCTTCGAGCCCGATCTTGGCGCCGATCGCCTTGATGTCGTCAAAGCCCATGCCGGCATATTGCGCCTCGAAGTCCACCGAGGTTTCGATGCCGATGCCCTTGTAGGCGGCGCTGTAATCCTGCGTCGCCACCGCGCTGACGCCGCCGCGATTGCCGCCGGAGACGCCGATACGAAGGCCCGTGGTGTTGATGCCGGTCACCGCGCGCCAATTGGCCTGGATGCCGCCCTTGCCGGAGACGCGCGGGATCTCGTTGCGCAGCGGCGTGAGCATCGGATAGACGAATTTGGCGCCGGTCTCGAGATCGTAATAGGTCAGGCCCGAGGTCGGCGAATTGGATTCCGAGAACGTGCTTTTCGCCAGCGGATCGCCGGGCAGCGGATTGGCGTGTGCCTTCTCGATCTCGCGCAGGAAGCTGCCCGCATTGGTCAGCGCGGCGCTGTAATCCTGCATGGTGTGCGGCAAGGCCGACTTGGCAAGGAGGTGCGGAAGGTTGGGCTGATACATGGTGTGGTTCCCGTGGTTGGTTGTTTGGTGATGTTGATCTGAAAAAGCGTGTGAAAATCTTCACCTCCCCCTGCAGGGGGGAGGTTCGCCGCGCGCAGCGCGGCTGGTGGGGGCAAGTGCTCAGGTGCGGTGGGCGACCCCACCCGGCCGCTTCGCGGCCACCCTCCCCCTACAGGGGAGGGTTTAGTCGCGACGCGGGCGAAAGCCCGGAATGGCGCGCATCGGCTGCGATTGCGCTTTGCGGATCGCGGCTTCCGCGAGCGCCTCGAGCGCGCCCGGTTGATCGAGCAGCGCTTCCGGCTTGGGAAAGATCGAGTCGTCGCTTTTCTCGGCAACGCGCACCGAGGTGGTGCCGAGCGGCAGCGGCTGCGCCTCGATTTTCTTCACGCGCGCGGCCAGGTCCTCCACGTGCGAGGTCACGGCCTGGATCGCCTTGGCCAAGGAACGATCGAAGACTTTTGCGAGCTTTGCCGTCGCATCGTCATCGGCAGCAACGGCGGCGCCCTCGCCGGCCTGTGGCGAAAATTTCGGCCGCGGCTCGACCTTGGCGCCCACAACCGGCCCGGCAGCGGCGCAGCAGTCGGGATCGAGCCCGACCAGGAGATCGTGGGTTTGCTTGATGCGTTCCTTGTCGGCCTTGGAGTGGCGCGCGCCGATCTTGGCGAGCGCCTCGGCCAGTGCGGCGGACACGGGCGAAGAATGTTCCTTGAACTTGCGCAGCTCGGTCGAGCCGTCGGCCTTGATCATCGCAAAGGTCGCTTCCGGCAGGCACGGGTGATCGACCAGCGACACCTCCATGGGCTCGGCGGTGTAGCGCATCAGCGAAGGCTCATCGGGATCCGGCCAGCGCTTCAGATACCGACCGCCTTGCGAGAAGCCGGTATAGACGCCCTGCTCGACTTTTTCCCACTCGGCGTCGTCGACCACTTTGCCGCAGATCTCGATGCGCTTGTGCTCGTCGTTGAACGCGATCTCGACGAGCTTACCGGCCGCCACGTTGGAATGCATGGCGCGCAGATTGCCGAGGCTCTTGCCGTCGGTAGCGGACGCGAAATTGCGCGACCATTTCTGATAATGCGGCTTGGTCGAGGCATAGTCGCAGACTTCGCCGGAGACATCCGGCTTCTCCGCGGTGACGACGCCGTAGACCAGGCGCTGCGCCGCATCGATCTTGGTAATGGGAACGAAGATGGTCATGTCATCCATTGCGCACTCCTTGTTGCGTTATAGCGGCGCATGCGTGTTGGCTTGACCGGCGCGCTGTGCGCGCTCCGGCCAGGGAACGGTTACCGATTTGGCGAAGCTTGAAGCAGAGAACGGTAGACGCACCGGCTGGAGAATTACCGGCGATCCGTTCAGCCGGCCGAGTAATAGATCAGGACGAAAACACTCAGCGGCAAAATCATGGTGGACAGCAAGCGCCTCATCATTCTCGAGAGCGCCCCGGTTTAAATTGTCGCCGAAGATTATCGGCTATCGAGCGGAGTTTGGGATCAGGTCCTTCGTATTGCACTGCCTCCACCGCATCGCGACTCTTGGCCACTCGATCATCAGACATGCTGCCATCGTTCGCAGGCGCATTCACAATCGAGACTTCAACGTCATCGCCGTTGTGCCGTTTTCGATAAATGCGTCCTTTCACGAGCATACCGCTTACCAATTCGACATGGTCCTGAACCTCTTTCGGCGTCGCTGAAAGGCCAGAGATTTGGACCGAATACGGCGGTTCCACAGCGTTGATTCCTCCCCAAATCATGGAATCGACCAAAGCGTCAGGGCTCTGGCCGTGCCGATCCGGCGCACCAATCGAGGCGAGGAGCGCATGATAAAAATCCAGCACCGTTTTCCATTTTGTGGCATCGAGCTCGATGGTTCGCATGATCCCTACTCGCCGCGCGGGTTCAGGTTGAGACGATAGAAGCTGCGGTAATGATTGTTGGTGTAATACATCGCTCCAATACCAGCATCAATCACGATCCTACCAACGCCTCTGCCGGCGCCAAGTCCTGGCACATCGAAAGCAATATACCCGCTCGTGCCAGGAGGTAGAACAGCGCCTGTCTCATAGTGCGGACGGTTCTCGTAGGCATGCGGATACAACGTGCTGAAGTCCTGATTTAATATAAGAGTCAGTGCGTCTGCAATATTTTGCTGTTCGTCCGGCAATATCGGACCGTTCAATCCTTTTGGGTCTAACGGATCTCTTCCTGGCGGACGCGCAATCGTAAACCCGCGAGGCGTGACCTCGTTCTGTGCAAGCCGCGGACCGTTGTCAGAAGCGTTAGCCTCGCCGGTACCGGTCTCATCCGTCAGCGTGCCGGTATCTATTGCGGCGTATCGTTTGGGCGACTCCAACCCAACGCCCGCGGCATTAGAACTATCTGCCGACGATCCGTTGCCACCGTCGCTCGTCCACTGCCCGCCATCGGGATTGCCGGCGGGCACGCGCGGTTGGTTGACGCTGTATTTTTTCAGCGCCGCCCGCAACTCCGCTTTCGCCAGCGTTGCGGCCGCTTCGAAGGCCTTGGGTATGTCGGCAGCAAGCAACTCGAAATCGCGGCGGATCGCAGCGATCTCGGCGCGACGCTGGCGCAGCAGCTCGCCCTCGTCCGGGCCCGCCAACGCGCGGATCGCTTTCGCGATCTCGAGTTGCACGTGCAGCGCCCGGGGCACGGCGCTTTCGATGCGCGGCAGCGGCGGTTTCATGTGGTCTGGTCTCTGCTGCCGGAGTAGGTGGGCGCGTCTCGCGGCTGTCGCCGGGCACGAACTTGGCGCGGCGGCGCCTGGCGAGGTCGCCGGCGACCCCCACGCTTCTCTCCCCCGCTTGCAGGGGAGGGTTAGGGAGCGGGCAATCCTGGAACTGCTTGATCCGATCCGGCGTCCAGCCCTGCGGCACGCCGACAAGCGCGCCGGGGATCGAGCCCTCGGTGAAATAATAGTGCTGCCAGAGCTGGCGGCCAGCGATCGCTACTCGATTTGGTCCCTGATCGTCGTCAGGAAATGTCGCATAGCCTCATAGCCGTCGTGACCGACAATATAATAGTCGGCCTCAGTCGAGTTCCATAGTTCCTGCAAGTCTGCTTCAGAGGGATTCTGACGCAACAGATCAATTAGGAACTGCTTCACCACTTGCCGGCTTGGAGCATCAAGAAACTCAAGCGCTGTCGCTATCCATTCGCGCTCGTCTTTCGCGTCCATTCGACTGTCTTCATGGAACGCACGCGCCAACCGATAGAATTCAGGTGGCGCCTTAATTTTCACGCTTTTGATAGAGGAATGGCGATCAGTGTCGCTCGCGACCTCAAGCACCTTCACTGCATTTAGGAACTGCGCTGGCTGGTCGTCAACGACGACGGCCTTTGCGGCTTCCAGGGATGCCGTCGCAACTATCCATGAAGCCAACAAAGCGGCCGCTAAATTCAATTGCTTATGGCACAAAACTCGACGCTGCATCTGGGCAAGCCTCACCGTCCAAGCGCTGCTGGTTCGATAATTCCTCAAAGTGGCTTCAGCTTCTGAGCAGAATATACTGCAGTGCCTGCAACCGTATCATCTTCCTATGCGCTCCAGCAAAGTCGTCCTTGTGCTGCGGCTCTTTGGTCTGCGCGACTTGGGCCGCGGTCTCGCCGGGCACGAATTTTGCCCGCCGCCGCTTGGCCAGGACTAAGACTTGCGATCGCTATTCTCTCGCAGCGATTTCACAAATTCGTTCAGACCTTGGATCTGTTCCCTGTTCTCGACATAAACAAATTCCGCCTCTGTAGGCGCATTTGAGCTGATGCTCACGACGGGCGCGCCAGAATCTTCGAAGAATTTCTTCACGGCCCGATATTCGTCCATATTGGCCCAGGTGACAGTAGCTTCGACTCCGTTAAACGCCGTGTAAATTCGCATTTCAAGGTTTGACATTGCCGCCACCAGTCATCTTGCGTGAACATTCATCGGCTGTGAGTATATCCTATCGCTTATGCCGTAATTAATATCAATCAAAGTTCCTAGGATAGGCCGTTCGTACTCGAAATCCACGCGGCGAACTCGGATCATACCAGATGAAGACCCCCACTCCGGTGGTCTTTCTCAGCACCGGATCGGCGCCGGATGGTGGCACGTACATTTCATACCCAGTGGTAAAGCCGAAATCGAATGAAACATATTTTGATTGAAGTTGTCCGCTAGCGACAAGGTCCACCTCACCACCGTTTTGCTGAAGTGTCTGATTGACCAAAGCATTGGCACTATCAAGCGATTCGAATGACCCCTCGCGCATTCTGATCAATGCGGCTCCGCCATAATAATAACTATCTTGTTCCAATTCTTCGAGGAGCTCGACTTGCGACCGCCTTGGCGATCTCGAGCCGCGCGTGCAACGTCTGCGGCACGGCGCTCAAGGTGCGCGGCAGCGGAGGTTTCATCTTTTGGCCCTTGCATTCGTCATTGCCAGTCACGGGTACCGAAAAGGCGAAGCAGATGATGCGGGCGAGCCACGCGTCGAAATCGTCCTTGTGCTGCGGCTCCTTGGTCTGGACGACTTTGGCCGCGGTCTCGCCGGGCACGAATTTTGCCCGCCGGCGCTTGGCCAGGTCGCCGGCGAAGCCCCCACCCTTCCCTCCCCCGCTTGCGGGGGAGGGAAGGGTGGGGGCAATCCTGGAACTGCTTGATCTGGTCCGGCGTCCAGCCCTGCGGCACGCCGATCAGCGCGTCGGGGATCGAGCCCTCGGTGAAATAGTCGAGCTGCCAGAGCTGGCGGCGCAGCGCGATGTTGACGGTCATCAGCACCTGCTGCACCGGCGAGAAGCCGTAGACCCGGTGGGCGCGCACGTTGCGCGGCCGGTAGACGATGTCGCGCGCGGATTAGTTGACCGCGGGCAGGCCCTTGAGCACCTGCTGATAGGCCGGCGGATAAATCGTCGCGCCATCGGCCGCGGCAAATGGCTGCGGCGTGCGGCCCCAATCGTCGATCACGCGCTTGATGGTCGAGCAGTCGAGCTGCGCCAGCGCGCAAAGGCGAGGAAGGGTTAGCGAAAAGAAAACGGCGAATTACGCCTTGAGCTAATTGACCCTGGCCGCCAACTCTTTCCTAAAGGTAATTTCCGCTTCTGTGATGAATAGAACTTTCTGCTTAGAACGATTCCATACGATCTCATCCGCGTCGTTACGCTCGATGGGACCGATTGTAACGCTCACATGCACCACATCACGATCAAGGCAGCTGAAGCGATGCCATAATTCGTTGAATATCGAATCGGGCACGCAGTACCATACGTTTAACAAACCTTCGCCGACATCGCTAAGATAAGCAACTTTACCTATTCCATGCTCTACCTTTTGCTCCGCAGGACTACCTTGTACTGGGCTAAATTCAACAGGGTAATTGTTAAGTTTGCCGGCCTTAGAGATCAAAAATTCGTCCGGTGAATAAAAAACGCGCCCCGAAAATCGCATAGTTCTACGGCCTGATGTGTGTACCGATTGCCAGCTTCGGTCAAGCTCGAGAATGATACCGGTAAAATCAAAAGGCTCAAACGTATCAGCCATTATTGATCCAGCCATCCTGCCGCCGACTGCACAGTAAGCATTCTTAGCTTCCTCTTTATTGGATTGTGCACGATTAGTCGTAGGCCGTACCGCGTCTGGCGCCTTCGTAGTCCAGATTCTGAAACTCTTGCGGAAAATATTGCCGCTGCAATCCATCGATGATTTCATGGGGCCGAATGTATAGCCCCATATTGGGCCAATCGTCATAATGCCCGCGAACCGTAACCGTCAGCTCAATTTCCCAGCCAGGAAATTCCCGAACCAGCTGCTGAAGCTCACTGACGAGTGCCGGCTGCAATAAGTCGAGATTATGGACAAATACGACAACTTGTGGATGGCCGCTATAGTCGCCATGCACGGCGTAATCGCCGTCCCTGATCAGCGAATCGGAACTCCCAAATTTTCCAAGCAGACTATTGATCCGACTGCGGAGGCGCTCGAAAGCATCAATTTGTTCGTCAAAGTGACGATCTGCCTCTGTAGTGCTCATGTCACTGCTCATCGCCTCCGCGGGGGCCGCGAATTAGCCAATACCTCATTGCTTCGTACATGATTTTCGTCTTCAGCTTGTAAATCCTCGGATCGCCCGAACCAAGCACATCTTGAACAAAGTCGCCCGCTTGTGCCGGCGTCATTTGGTCAGATGTGATATTATTCTTTTCGAGAAACGCAATAAAGAGCTCCTTTACAGCGTCATTATAGGCCGCGTGCTCTGGTCCCCAGTAGTTTATTCTCTTGTCAAAAAGCGGGCCCGAAACGCTATCCTCAAAGACTTGTCTCGTGGCGGGCTGAAGGGGTACCTTTTCATTGTCCTCATAAAGCGCCTTCGGCACCCAGTGATGCCCACGTCGCCTTGGCAATCCGAAGCGAAGGCCGCCCCCAGCTTGCGCAATTTGAACGCCATCGCGGGTCCATTCCCCGCCATCGGGATTGCCTGCCGGCACGCGCGGCTGGTTGGGATCGAAGGTCTTTATGACTGGAGCGCTAACGGACTTTCCACCTGCATTTGCCCCCTCCCCGCCCGCATTGGCCTCGATCGGCACAAAGCCCGTGGCAGTGAGCACCATCGGGCGGTCAGCGGCGGCGTTGTCGAAGGGGTCGAGGCCGAGGGCGTCGCGCATCTCGTTGAGCGTCAGCGCGCCAACTTTCAGCCGGCCTTCGAGCACCGTCTCGGGATCGCCTTCGTCCTCGTCGAGCCAATGCAGCTCGAGATCGGGCGAGGCGAATTCTTCCGCCACGATCTCGTCGATCAGATCCTTGACCCACTCCTTGGTCGGCTCGAGCCCCTCCTCCTCGGCCTGCGCCGATTGATTGTCGGCAGTGGCGCGGTTCATCGCCTTGGTGGCCCATTGCGGCGGCACCGAGAAGGCAAAGCAGATGATGCGGGCGAGCCACTCGTCGAAATCGTCCTTGTGCTGCGGCTCCTTGGTCTGGACAACTTTGGCCGCGGTCTCGCCGGGCACGAATTTTGCGCGGCGGCGCTTGGCGAGGTCGCCGGCGAACTCGGTGTCCCAATAATCCTGGAACTGCTTGATCTGGTCCGGCGTCCAGCCCTGCGGCACGCCGATCAGCGCGTCGGGAATCGAGCCTTCGGTAAAATAATCGAGCTGCCAGAGCTGGCGGCGCTCTTTGGTGGCCGAGGACGGCGCCTACCGCCTCACGACTTTATCGAACGTCGCTGCATGAACTCGCGCAAAGCTTCTGTTGCCTCGGGCGAGTTGGCAGAAAGCTCCTGAAGATAAGCTTGTAATAACGCCTTCAACTGCGGTTGACGTCTCTCAATCTCACGCGTGGCCTGAATTGATTCTTCCGGTGTCAAGAGTTTTCCCTCTTGCTCGTCGAAAACGATACCGCCAGATGCGCGCGCGTAGGCGGTCGCGGCCATCCATGCCGCAAGTTCTTCATCGAAGTCGGAGGACCATATGAATGCAATAACGTATCTCCACTCGCGACCAAAATTCACATTGCCGTAAGTTTGTTTCAACTCGCTGAAATCCACCGCACTGTACTCGATCATCGTCTCTTTGTCGCGCAACTGCGCCCGAAGATTACCCCCGCCAGACTCGGCAAGTGGCTTCTCTCGTGGCAGCCGCAACGGAAAGCTATCGGTTTCGATCGAGGTTTGCCATTCAGCGATTGAAGCAAGCCTTACGTCGGAGAGCACGCAAATTTCCATGGACATGAAATTCTCCACCTCGCTTGATTCTTCTCCTGAAAGAGCTTCGACCGGAAGTTACTCTACCCGAATCTTTTGCATCGCTCCACGTAGCCGGCTTAACTCAATAAAATAAACGCTGGATTCCGCCCTGAGGGCAGCCCGCAACTCATTCACCCGGCTAGGCCGAAACCCTTCATTGCCCGTTTTGACGTCATATACAGCGATGATGTCGCCGACGTCATTCCGCAAAACTACATCCGGTATGACAAACTCTCTGTCGCCGCCATAGCCGGGTGGCGAGCTGAATGGTCGTTCAACATCCAAGGGACTGATGCCGCCGATTCCCGCAATGATTACGCGTCCAGCGAACGCTGCATGCACAGCAATGCCATATTTCTGGAGTTGTCCCGGCATACGGGCCAGTGCGTCAATGGTGTCTTGCAGAATCTGGGTGAGCTTTTTGGTGACGTCATCTATTCGCGAATCTCCAGTCAGCGCTTGCATATAAGCCTCCGGCGGCACAGGTCCGGCAACTTGAACACGCGGCCCGCGGCTCTCAACTTGTCCGCTCGCCGCACCTTCCTTGGGCCGAAACTTGCCGCCCCGGCCTCCCGGAGTGCCGACCGGCCAGCCAGGATGCTCGGGATCGTCCGAGCTCGCTTTCAGAAGCGCGAGTTTTGCGGACTGCGTTTCCACACCCGCGCTTTGTCCGTTCGCCCCCTCCCTACCAGCATTGGCCTCGATCGGCACAAAGCCGGTCGCGGTAAGCACCATCGGGCGGTCGGCGGCGGCGTTGTCGAAGGGGTCGAGGCCGAGGGCGTCGCGCATCTCGTTGAGCGTCACCGCGCCGAGCTTGACGCGGCCTTCGAGCACCGTCTCGGGGTCGCCTTCGTCCTCGTCGAGCCAATGCAGTTCGAGATCGGGCGAGGCAAATTCCTCCGCCACGATCTCGTCGATCAGATCCTTGACCCACTCCTTGGTCGGCTCAAGACCTTCTTCCTCGGCCTGCGCCGATTGATTGTCGGCGGTGGCGCGGTTCATCGCCTTGGTGGCCCATTGCGGCGGCACCGAAAACGCAAAGCAGATGATGCGGGCGAGCCACTCGTCGAAATCGTCCTTGTGCTGCGGCTCTTTGGTCTGGACGACTTTGGCGGCGGTCTCGCCGGGCACGAATTTTGCCCGCCGGCGCTTGGCGAGGTCGCCGGCGAATTCGGTGTCCCAGTAATCCTGGAACTGCTTGATCTGGTCCGGCGTCCAGCCCTGCGGCACGCCGATCAGTGCGTCGGGGATGGAGCCCTCGGTGAAGTAATCGAGCTGCCAGAGCTGGCGGCGCAGCCCGATATTGACCGTCATCAACACCTGCTGCACCGGCGAAAAACCGTAGACCCGGTGGGCGCGCACGTTGCGCGGCCGGTAGACGATGTCGCGTGCCGAATAGTTGACCGCCGGCAGGCCCTTGAGCACCTGCTGATAGGCCGGCGGATAGACCATTCCCCCACCCTTCCCTCCCCCGCTTGCGGGGGAGGATAGCAGGGGGTCCCAATACGGCTGCGGCGTGCGGCCCCAATCGTCGATCACACGCTTGATGGTCGAGCCGTCGAGCTGCTGCAGGCCGCAGAGCTGGCCTGAGCGCGTGCGCTGGCAATACAGCGTCGCCGCGTCGATGACGAACATGTCCTCGAGCAGCGCACGCAGCCAAGTCTTCCAGCGCGTGATGCCGTCGGGCTTTTGGAAAAAGGCCTCGATGCCGGCAATGCGCGCGGTCATGTCGGGATCGATCGCGGCGCTGCGGCGTTTGGATTTTGCGTCGCGCGGCCGGATGCGCCAGCGCTGGCGCTCCATCTGGTCCTTGCGCGTCTCGATGACGAGCCGCAACAGATCGTAGGCGTCGGCGAAGCCGCGCAACTCGGCAAAACCGATGCTCTCGTAGGCGCGCGGCCGGGTGATGAGGTTGTAGCCGGGCGGAAAATCGAACCGCCTTCCGGCGACGTCGGGCGGCGCGATCGGCCGCATCGGGTCGAGCGGGCCGAACCAGTCGGCGCCGGAGCCGCGCGCGATGCCATTGCTCGACGTGCCTTGGGATGTGCTTTGGCTTGGGCCGTACGACACCTGGATCTGATACGGCGACAGCGGCCAAGTCGGCTGGCCGGCGCCGCGCACCTGTTCGCTCATCGTGATCCTGTTTCTGTCTGGTCGTTGTCGCGGCTGACGGCGCGCGAAAAAAGTGGGCCGGGATGCTGCCGTCAAAATAGCTGCGGCAGATCCCGGCCCGGCGACCCACGCCGCCTTACCGCGATCCGCTGTCCGGGAGGGACATGCGTTCCGCCGGAGCTGAAGACGGAAAACGCACGGGCGTTGCAGCGGTGCGCGAAGGCAAG